TGGTAATGCGTTTACTAATATTGCGGTTTCTGGACAAAGTACAGTACAAGCAGATGCTTCTACAGACACATTAACACTTGTGGGAGCAGGACTAAATACTATTACAACAGATGCATCAACTGATACAGTAACAATTGGTACGCCAACTGGAATACCTTTTGTAAAAGAAGATGGGACATCAACAAGTTTAAATATGAGTGTTGCGGCAGGAACACTTTCGTCAGCGGTATCAAGTTTATATATACCTTTTACGAAAGAAGATGGTTCTAGTGTTACTACACTTGTAATGAGTTAAGGATAAGAGATGGCAGCGAAAACCCCAATTAAGGCGACATTCACTGGTTCAAATGTAACAGGACTTGCAGAATTTGTGGCATCAGATTTTATTCCTATCTCAGATGGTGGTACAGGTGCAGTGACAGAAGCAGGTGCTAGAACAGCATTAGATGTAGATTCTAAAGCAGAAGTAACAACGAAAGCAGTCAATAACGGTATTACGTTTGCGATTGCATTAGGATAAAGATATGGCAATACCAAGTACAAGAGCAACATTTAAAGAATACTGTTTAAGAAGTTTAGGTAAACCAGTAATTGAAATCAATGTCGACCCAGACCAAGTGGAAGATAGAATTGATGAGGCACTACAATATTTCTCACAATATCACTATGATGGAATAGAAAGAGTTTATCTGAAATATCAGATTAGTGATGCAGATATTGCTAGAGCAAAAACAGATACAACTTTACCGACAGTCACAGATGTTGATTCCTCTACAACAGCAGTATGGAAAGAACAGAATAATTACATTCCTGTTCCCTCTACTATTATGTCTATTGTTAAGGTATTCCCTTTAACAGATAAACAAGCATTGAACATGTTTGATGTTCGTTATCAGTTAAGACTGAACGACTTATATGACTTTAGTTCTACTTCAGTCATGCACTATGAAATGACAATGCAACATTTAGATTTTCTAGACCACATTCTTGTTGGTGAAACAGCAATACGTCACAACCAACATCAAAACAGATTGTACTTAGATGCAGATTTCTCAACAGATTATGTTGATGGTGATTATATCATCATTGAATGTTATCGTAAATTAGACCCTAGTACCTACACTGATGTGTGGGACGATATCTTTTTGAAGAAATATGCAACACAACTTATCAAAATGCAATGGGGAGCAAACCTTTCTAAATTCCAAGGTATTCAGATGTTGGGTGGAGTTGCACTAAATGGTGAACAGATATATACTCAAGCACAAGAACAAATTGATAAATTAGAAGAACAAATTCAACTGGCATACGAATTGCCTCCAATGCACATGATAGGTTAAAGTTGTTATGCCAACAAATGTATACTTTGATACAGGAACAAAACCAGAGCAGAACCTCTATGAAGATTTAATCATAGAGCAATTGCGTATTTACGGACAGGATTGTTATTACATTCCTCGTAATATGGTTTCTGAAGATAAGGTATTCGGAGAAGATTCACTATCTAAGTTTGAAGATGCATACATGTTAGAAATGTATGTTGATAACGTAGATGGATATGAAGGCGAGAAAGAATTAATGTCTAAGTTTGGTTTAGACATTCAAGACGATGCAACCTTTACAGTTGCAAGAAGAAGATGGGAACAATTTGTTACGGTAGATAATAACATTGTTGTTTCATCAAGACCCAATGAGGGTGATTTAGTATACTGGCCTAAGGGAAGTAAACTATTTGAAATCACTTTTGTTGACCATGATGACCCATTTTATCAAGTACACAATCTACCGACATATAAACTGAAATGCAAAACCTTTGAATATGGTTCAGAGGCTTTGGATACTGGTATTGCAGCAATTGATTCAATTGAGACAGATAATAGTCTTGACCAATTGTCTCATCAAATGACTCTGGAGAATGCAACAACATTCAACGAGTTCTTTGCTTTAGAAGAAGGTACACCTTCTGATGGACAACTGAAATTAGAGGATTCATTACTTGGTGATAAGATTATTTCAGAAACGGTGGACAACATTGGTTCTATTGTTTTGGAAAATTCTGTCGAGGGTGCTGAAGCGGACTATATAATACTAGAAACTTATCGGGTTGACACTATTGATGAAACAGCACAGAATGATTTATTTGATAGTGAAGAGGATACAATATTAGACTTTACCGAATCAAATCCATTCGGTGACGCTGGGATGAAATAATTATGATTGGAAATTACTTTTACAACGAATCAACAAGAAATGTTGTGGTAGGATTTGGTTCTATCTTTAACAACATTCAACTTGTAAAGAAAGATAACTCTGGTAACGTAACACAGACAATGAAAGTGCCATTAGCATATGGCCCGAAACAGAAGTGGTTATCCAGATTACAACAAGACCCCAACCTAACAAAAAAGGTTGCGGTTACATTACCTCGTATTGGTTTTGAGATTAGTGGGTTGTCATACGACTCTACTCGTAAACTCAATAAGATGGTTAAAGCAAAGAAGGTTGCAAACGGAGAAAACAAAGAAGGATTAAAGGAAGGGTTTATGCCTGTTCCTTACAATGTTGACTTTGAACTATTCATTATGAGTAAAAACTCAGATGATGCATTGCAGATTCTAGAACAAATTTTACCATACTTCCAACCAGAGTACACAGTTACTTTGAGAGAAGTACCAGAATTAGATATTGTTAGAGATGTTCCTGTAACACTAAATAGTATCGGTTATGAAGATAGTTATGAAGGTGAATTTACAAGTCGTAGAGCAATTATCTACACACTAAGTTTCTCTGCAAAATATTATCTATATGGCCCTGTGACTTCACAGAATGTTATTCGTAGTGTACAAGTTGACCAGTATACAGATATGCCAGTTAACGCACCTAAGAGAGAACAGAGATATTCTGCAACACCTAAACCAGCAGATGTTTCTCCTGCTGATTGGGATACTGATGACGGAGATTTTGGGTTCAATGAGACTACAAGTTTCTATGAAGATGCAAAAACTTTCGATCCATCTAGTGGACAAGACGTATAAATAATACAAAGAATTAGGAAAAAGATATGGCAAGTACATTAAAAGTAGATACAATAGCACACACTGGTGGCACTAGTGCGATGACTATCAATAGTTCTGGCAAGACACATATTGCTGGTTCAGTTGTAAATGTTTGGCAATTTACTGCTGCAGAACAATCTATTACTTCGGATACTGTAATTATTAACCAAGCATTTACGCCATCTTTTGCCAACAGCAAATTTAATGTATCTCTGGTTATACCTAATATGACAGGAAGTGCTGGAGGAAGAATTATTGCTCGAATTTATTTGGGAACAGATGCAACATACTCTAATAATACAAAAGTTGCAGAAGGTATGCAAAGACTAATGGGAACTGGTGCTGATGATGTACAAGGGATGGGTGTTATTGATTTTGGAAGTTATACTAATCCAAATACAAATGCTCATCGTGCTCAAGTGGTGTGTGTTCATTCTACTAATACAACAATTGGACGACATAGCGGAGTAATAAAATTAGTGGTTCAAGAAATCGCACAATAGGATAGAAAAATGGCAATTAGAAAAATCATATCAAGAAGTATCGGAGTAGATGTTATCGCTGCAGAAGATTTGGCGAACAACTCAGTTACAACTGCTGAAATAACAGACGGTGCAGTAACACAGGCAAAACTTGCAAGTAGTGTTGAGTTGGGCGTTGGTGCATTCTTAGGAGACAACTCATCTGGTGCTTTGCGTGGTGACACGACAAACGGTAAAAAAGATATTTTCAGAGTTCACGAACAAGAATTAAACACAAACGTAACAATACCATCAACGGACAATGCTCTTGCAGCAGGCCCGTTGTCAATCGCAAACAATATCACGCTTACTGTTAGTGGTAATTTGACAATCGTATAGGGGATAGAGAATGGCATCAACATTAACAGTAGACAACATTGTAGGGGCAACAACTGCAAGTACAGTGCATGCTCCAGGCCACGTTATACAAGTAGTAAGTGTTGTCAACGGAACAGCAGAATCTACATCTAACGCTAGTTCATTTGTAGCACACAGTGGTTTAGTAGCAGCAATAACACCAAAGTTTTCTAATAGCAAAATACTTGTAACTCTTGCATTTTCGTATAGAACTTCAAATGGTACTAATAACTCTAACTTTACGTTATATAGAGGTACTACAAATTTACTCCATTCTACAAAGGGTACTGGTACTCTGTTTAGTGGAAGCTCATATTACCAAGGACATCAAACAATATCCTTTTTAGATTCTCCTAATACAACATCATCAACTTCATATCAACTTAGGATGATGGGTAATACTACAACATCAGTTAATACTGATGGTGGACATGGAACTATTACACTACAGGAGATTGCACAATGAGTACTTTAGCAGTTAACACAATCACGGCAGAGACAGGTAACACAGTATCACTTGCATCTGGTAAGACTCTAAATGCATCACAGGGATTTACTCCACCAGCAGGACATGTTATACAGACTAAAAAAACTACTGGATCTCAAGAGACATCAGTTAGTGGTACTGGCTGGGTATCTACATATGCAGAGGTAGGAATTACTCCATCTTCAACTTCAAGTAAGATTTACCTCATGCATACTGCTGGTGGACTAATTCAATCAAATACCCATGGTCAATCTATTGGATTAAGAATTAAAAGAGTAATATCGGGTGGAGCAACAAGTTATCCGTATTCATCTGACAGATACCATTATGCAGATGCACAAGACTGGCATGGAACTAATTGGGCAGTAGTAGAATTAGATTCGCCAAACACTACTTCACTAGTTACATACACTATTCAACTTAGAAAAGAACAATCCTCTGGCTATTATAGACATTGTGATACAGCTACTTGGAATTTTGTAGCAATGGAAATAGCAGGATAACAAAATGAATAAACAGGAGAAAAAATAATGGCAACAGTAATAGACGCACTAAATGCTATTGGTGTCAACGAATGGGTTCTTAGAGGCGAACCAAAAAATGCAGACGAATTTGGAGCAATGTTCCGTAAGGTAACAGGTGCAACTGATGATGGTTCTGCAATCGAATCAGACAATGCTAAAGATTGGGGAGTTACTTGGTCACAAGTAGAAACCAAACAGTCAGAACTAACTGCGGCAGAACCTTTGAAAGCACTTCGTGCTGAGAGAGATAGATTGATTACTGCAACTGATTGGTGGGCAAGTTCAGACTTGACTATGACAGATGCACAAAAGACTTATAGACAAGCACTTCGTGATATCACAAAGGACTACAATTCTTTGGATGATGTTAAGTGGCCTACTAAACCGTAAGGTTATGAAATGTCAAACCAAACTGATATTTTAGATAATGTTTTAGGAGTAGCAGACCCAGTAGAGAATGCAATGCGAGTTGTTTCTCCACCCAAACCTGTACTTGTTCCCGAAACAAAAATGAATGAAGAAGATGTAGATAATGATTATAAATATCAGAGAGAAAACTTTTATAATCTGATTGAAAGAGGACAGGATGCAATTGATGGTATCCTAGACCTTGCAAGAGAATCAGAACACCCCAGAACCTATGAGGTTGCGGGGCAACTAATTAAGAATGTTGCAGAAGTGACAGAGAAACTTGGAGACTTACAAAGTAAGATGAAAAAACTCAAAGAAGTACCTAACTCTGCACCAAAGAATGTAACTAATGCATTGTTTGTAGGAAGTACAGCAGAACTACAGAAGATGTTAAAAGGAAAAGAATGATATGCCATTAAC